CTAAATAAAATTTCTCTTTTATTTGAATTTTAGGTGTCTAAAAGTGCGTATTTACGCTGCTTTAGGATATGCTAAAGTAGCGTATTTTCATTAACTTGCATTTCTTAAAATTAATTGCTTTATGCTTCCTTTTGCCTTTTCGTATAATAGATGTGTCCTTTGTTCCAACTGCTGTTATACTCTCCATTTTGATTAAATCTAATTAGTCAATTAAACGAAAACAATGTAGAACATATAAGTAGTTGTTTACATAAGTCACTAGAATATGTAGTCTTATTTAAGTTGCAAATTCCATCATTATTTGGAGCTGCTATAAAATTATAAGTACATTTTAGTATTTTTTTCTGAATTTATGCCATTTATTCTTTTCTTAGCTATTTCAAAATAATCTTTATCTAATTCAATTCCTATAAACTTTCTATTAAGGTTTTTACAAGCAACTCCTGTTGACCCTGAACCCATTCACCATTGTCGGTGCGTTTGCCACGAAATAATATTTTACGCATCGTTATCGCTCCTTCTCTATAGTTCTTTCTGTTCTTTTTCTTTCTCGTCAATATACTGTTTGATAACTTTTAGTATCCTATTTTGCAATTCATTGGAAATTTCAATCTCGCAAACGTCTGGAACACAAGTCTGCCTTCTTTTAAATTTAAACTTTGGCTTTGTAAAAATCAAAGTTGCACAAGAACTGGAACGAGTGCAAAATCCTTTTACAAATGTTTGTATAGGTCTTATTTCTTCCTCAATCTCTTTATATTTTTTGTATTGCTTATCCGTCATTGCTGCCACCGTCCATTCTTGCTCCGCTAATTATGTCTCTATTATTCATTTCTCTCCAACGAATTGTAGATTTTGGTATTCCAAAGCGTTCACTACATTCTGATAATGTCATAGTCTCGTTATTGATAGTAATATAATGATTTGTAGATTTGTTGTTTGCCTGTGTTTTCATAGTAACCCATCTACAGTTATCAGGAAAATAATTTCCGTTGACATCTATCCTATCAAGGGTGAGAGTATCAGAGTATCCATTGTTTTCTGCCCAATTTTTAAAATCATAGAAGCTTTGCCATTCGTCACATACAGATATCCCTCTCCCACCATATGAGTGGTAATAAGGGTGTTTCGCTCTTGTACACCTTTCCTTCATACCGTCCCAGATTTTATAAAGACGTGTTTTTGTAGCGTGGTGAGTTGTTATTCCGTTTTTTATAATTGAATATCCTTTACATTTCGATTTTTTCCTATAGCAGGAAGACACTGTACTTTTCGCTACTCCTAAAAATTTGCAAGCATCTTTTTCAGAATTAAAAGTAATGTTTTCTTCACCTTTGATAAGTGTATAACTTGTTGTACTATGTATCATTACTTTTCCTCTTTTCAAATATCGCATTTTGCTCCGCAGTTAGGGCAGTAATTCGTTGCATTGTATTCATCATATCCGCACCAACCACAGACCGAACATACAGGAATTTTTAATGTTATACGTTTCATCATAATCATAATTTTTTGATTAACGCTTTTATCATCTACAATAGCACAGCTATGACCATTAGTGTACTCTTCTTTTATGCCAAGTTTGTTATTCGGTACAAGTTTTGTGCGTTCGTGAAATATCCACTTTCCATGCTTGACCTCCTGCACGTCTGCGGTAGGTACATCATCAACCAATTTGCACAGGCTATAATAAAGGTCTTCCATGGTCATATCCCAATCAAATATGCTGTCTGTTAATTTTTCTGCGTCAATATATCTTGACATTTGCTATTCTCCTTCCAGTAACTTTCAAACGCCTTCTTAAACTCTTGCAGTTCTTCATCTGTCGGTTCGTCCTCAGGTCTGCCCTGGTCAAAACCGAGTGTACAGCCACTTTCAAAACAACAGCCTGCTATGTCGGCAGAACATTCCACGTCATCGCCATATTCACGATATCCCCAAGCGCATTTCTGATGGCACTTCATTACAGGGTCTATGCAACGTGTTGGTAAATCGTGTGTAATTATTTTACTCATTTTCAATCTCCTTTGAAAAACTCTCTCGGTTCAAACCATTTATCTTCAATGATATTTCCTATTCCGACAACTAATCTATTTTCCTGTTTTACTCTAACATAATGACCTTTTATATCTTCCCATTTTGCAACACCCACAACGTCCATAATTCTTATAAGTGCTTCAAGTCCCTTTTCAGAACCTTCAAACGATGTTCCGTTGAAAAAAGCTAAGTTATAACCGCCAAAACTAACTCCCCAGCCTAAGCCTTTAAATACTATAGAAAAGGTAAGACAACAATGGTCGCCTATTCCCAGTGATACATCAGTTATTTTAGCGTTTTCGCAAATAGCGTTAGTGTTGCTTTCTGCCGAAGGTATATTTTTTATTACAGGTTTAGACTCATTTTTTATGTACTCTGCGAGATATGTACTGCACATACGGTGCTTATCGCTGGCACAAAGCGGACAGCCTTCGCAATCTGTGGGGTCAGTAGCACAATACTCCACCGCCTTTTTAAACTCCTCTTTCGTTATCATATTCTACCTCTTTCTATAAATAAAACTAAATTTTTATCTAATATGTAGTATGAACTTCACACTCACTATTTAATACTTGAACATCATTATAGTAAATATCTACATCACTAGAATAATATCCGCTCTGTTCCGAATAGCAAGGTACAAAAAACATTTTTGTTGGTTCATTACCAAATAGAAATCCATAATCCGTTGTACATTCGTCTTTAAAAACCATATTGTCAGTATCAAACTCTGTATTTCTTGCAATGTCATCTAACTGTTCAAAGTCGGCATAATTATATTCACAGCAGTCTGGAGAATGACAACATGATATTGTCGAGCCATCTGAGAAAGTTATTCCCTTTTCATCTATAGCAGTAATGATAGCCATAATTAATCATTCCTTTCTCGATAAAAGAAAACTTTTATATTACTCATTCTTATCTTTCTTACCAAGTAGCCATTCAATCGAGATTGGTTTTTCATCTTCCCAAGAGCAAAGATTGTTTAAAATATCTGACATACTATTAATAAATATTATATAAGAATTATTGTCCGCTTCTGGTTTGTCAAATCCCCATCTACAACTCTTTTTAACGGGCAATAGATTGTACACAAACACTTCGCCAATATCATCACCCTCTCTATCTCTAACAAGCGTACTCGAATGATAGTGAGTGCATATAAAACGCACTTAATTAATAATAGGTATATACTCAAGTGTACTCGTTTAATGGTATACTCATATTATAACGTGCTAATTAATAGTTGTCAATATGGCAAAGTATACAAAGTTTGCTAGATAAACTTGTTAATTATATATTAACCGCCCAATAAGCTTAACCAAGTGTTTCTTTGTGAGGCTTGTATTTTCAAACACCTCTGAAAAGCACTAGGCTCGGCAATCAACGCACATTTGGTTTTGGCTCTGGTAATCGCAGTATAAAGCATACAGCGGTCAAGCAGTTTATAATGGGTATTGTCGATCAGTACAATAACATTTTTAAAACCGCTACCTTGTGTCAAATGGCACGTCAGACAATAAGCCAACTCAATACTACTTAAATCATTTTGTAGGAAATCAATTTCCTTGTCGGCAAATTTAATTGTAACAACATTCTGCTTCTTGCCGTCTTTAATTGTGTGTTCAATTTTTGTAATATAACCCATTTCACCATTGAAAATATTTCTATCATAGTCATTTGTTCTTTGAATAACTTTCGACCCAATACGAAATGTCTTGTTACCATACCTGATTTCAGGCGCAGTATCAGGTGGAATTATCATATCTTGCAAGATAGAGTTGATTTCAAAAGAGCTATTTATCCTGTCCTTTTTACAAGGTGTCAAAATAATCGTTTCATCATAGCCGTCTTTCTTAGCTGCCATTGTATACAATTTAATAGCCAATTCACGCATACCTTTACGGCTCTCTCTAAACATATAGGTCATGTCTTGTAGTTCGCCAGTAACAACTTTCAGTTTCGGTTCAGGCAATGGGTTTTCTCCATTTCTAATTTTAACTGAGTCCGAAATAATACCTGACTTTTGAGCCTGTCTTAAAATCTTAGTCAGCTTACAGCAAGTAAACGCATTACAATTAAGCAAATCATGAAAGATATTGCCGCAGCCTATTGGTGGCAACTGACCGTCATCGCCTACAATAATTACTTTTGCACCCTCTTTTATAGCAGAAACCAAGCTATAAAATAATGATGAATTAACCATTGAAGCTTCGTCAAGTACGATAATATCGCTAGGTAATCTATTGTCAGAGTTATAAACAAAACCTGTCTTGTTAAAACCAAGCAACCTATGAATTGTACTTGCAAATAAACCTGTTGCCTCGGTTATTCTAATCGCAGCTTTAGCAGACAAAGCACAAGCTGATATAGAATAGCTTTTGTATATCTTTGTGACCCCTCTTAAAATTGAGCTTTTACCTGTTCCTGCTCTACCTGTTATAAGCACTACAGGGCTGTTGCAAGCCTTATATATCTCTTGTTTTTGTTCGTCTGTATAGCAAAAACCTTGTTCTCTTTCTGCTTCTGAGATACCCTTTTCAATGTTAATCTTATAGTCTGTTTCTTGTTCATTGAGATTTTTTAGAATATCCAAAATAGATATTTCAGTTTTATATTGGCGTAATAGCCCTACCTTATTTTCTTCAAAATGTAGAAATATCTCATGTTGCTTTTGTGTGGATTTAAAGCTCTCGTACATTTCATAACAATCGTTTATGTTATCTCTTATTGCACTATCCAATACTGACTCTAGCACATATGAATGACCGTCATTGTTTCCAACGCTCTCAAGATAATACTTAACAAATGCCACAACTCTTTTGGTTGATATTCTGATATTTGGATTTAACTTTAATGCCAAATCATCGACTCTTTTAAAGCCTAAGCCACGAATTTCTGTCATAATATAAGGGTTATCAAGTAACTTTTCCTTCAATAATTGAGGATTAGGTTCATTGGAAATCAATTTAGCTATCATGGCATACGTTACACCCAACGGCTGAAGCATGATAAGAATATCTGAAATAACATAGTTATTCAATATATTGTCTTTTATCCTATTCCAACTCTTTTCACCTATACCCCTAATTTTTGTAAAATCAATTTCTTTGTTGTGAATAACATCATCAATTATATTGGGGTAGACAGCTAAAATGTTTTTTGCTTGCAGTTCTGTGACCTGAGTTTTCAAATATGCTATTTGTTGTTCTTCTGTCTTAGGCACATTTGCAGTAATGGAGATTGGTGTATACTGATACGAATTATATTTATTGTTAAAAGAGCAAGTAACCTCAGCATTGTATTCGACACCGATTGTTAAGCGTTGCATTTTACCTGCCAATGTGCTACCTTTTAACTGCTTTGGATTATCACCAAAGGGATCGTCATAACAATCATAAAAATATGGAATGTCATCAGAAGTTGTTGTGAATGTATACACTCCCCAATTGCTATTTTCGTTATAAAATCGCTCCTGCTGAGGAACGATTTTAAACTTAAATGTTTTTTCTGTCATGTCTTTTCTTCCTTTCTGAAAGCCACTCGGCATATGGTCGCATAGCCTGTATTGTAACTTTATCTTCGTCTGTTTTTCTGCATTTAATAGCAATCTGAGAGCCTTTCTTGACTAGATCTTCATACTGTACAAGTTGACTATTCCAAAGAACACCCTCTATGATACCGAAAGTGGAGTAAATATTCACAAAAGCAAATGGTTTTTTATTTCTGTCCTTTTTCTTTTGTACTCTGGAAATAACACCTACAACAACACAATCATTGTCATTTTCAACGGTTTCAAAAGCTGTTGTTAAATAGGGGAGTGCTTCTTCAAATGGGTTATTGTGCATAAATATCTGTAATGCTTCAAACTCCCAAAAATCAACGTTTTCAAGATATTTGTTATTGGTTGAAAGAAATTGTTTTAACCTATCTTCTTGCTGTAGGTCAAACTTTTCTTTCTTTTTCTGATTTGCGAGAGTGAGTAACAGATCTTTGTCATAGTCATACTTACCGTTACCGGTACGATATTTTTCAATATCAATATCATAGTCAATAATAAGTTTGTTATACGTTGGTAACTTAGACAATTCTTTATACTCTAATGGTTTATACAATGACTTCAAATATTTCAACAAACAACTCTTTTTATCTTTCGTGGGTATTGCACCTGACTTCATTAAGTTAATAATCTGAGTTTTTGTCAGTGTTGTTTTTGACAACAAGTCTTGAAGGTTTTTATACTTGCCGTTCTTCTCACGCTCAGTAACAATCTCTTGAGCTATTCGTTCACCAATGCCTGTAATCGCGGAAAAACCAAACAGCACATTGTTATCGTAAATAGAAAAATCGACTTGCGATTTATTGATATGAGGTGGTAAAACAGTTACTCCAAACTGTTTAGAGTCTACAATGTACTTGTTTACCATGCCTGCCTTATCTTTGTTCAAATTAAATAGTGCTTTGAAAAAATAAATAGGATAATTTATTTTTAAATAAGCAGTTTGAAAGCATAGAACAGCGTAGCTATAACTATGCGATTTGTTGAAGCAATACCCACCCTTGGCAGCAAGTTCTTCGCTAATAGCTTTTGCTATATTTTCATCATATCCGTTATCAATAATTTCTTGATATAGTTTTTTAGACTCTTCTTTAACTAATTCAGGCATCTTTTTACCAATAGCTTTGCGGTACTTGTCGCTACCACCATAACTTCTACCACCAAAAACACGAACTATTTCCATGATTTGTTCCTGATAAATACACTGACCGTAAGTGCTTTCCAAAATAGGCTTCATGTCGGGGTGTATATAGGTGACAAGTGAAGGATCATGTTTGCATTTAATAAACTCCTCCAAAGCTCCCATTGAATCAGGTCTATACAATGCCAAAACAGCCGACAAATCTTCCATGTTAGTTGCTTGTAGCCTGAGCAACAAGTCTTTCATGCCTGCACTTTCCACCTGAAACACACCATTCGTCAATGCTTTGCTTAACAGTTCAAATGGACTTCTATCATTTTCAAATTTGGGGTTGTTGATATTTATATCGTACTCAGATAAGTGCAAGTCATTTTGAATTTCCTGAACCATTTTTAAAGTTTGTACACCCAAAATGTCAAATTTAATGATACCTATTTGTTCAACAAGCCTTTTATCAACTTGAATGACGTGTTCACCGTCAGAGCCTAATTTCATTGCCATATAGTCGTTAATATCGGTATCAACAATACCGACACCGCCTGCATGACAGCTAACTGTTTTAACCCTACCACTTAATTTGCCTGCTATGTCAAGCAACTCACTGTACTCAGGGTGTTCAGATAAGTAGTTTATATTGTTGTCAACACACTCTTGAAATGTATTGTACGAAAACTTTTTGGATAGTTTATCCATTTCATTATATTTAAAACCTAGTATTTTACCAACATCTTTTATGGCTACAACAGGTGTTATATACGAGAAGTTTATAATCTGACAAACACGATTTTCACCATATTTATCAATGAGATAATTTATTACTGTAGGTCTGTCTGAAACATCGATGTCCAACTTTACTACCTTACATTTCTGCAAGGAATAGACTATATCTTCACCATGCGTATCACACTTGTAGTAATACGTTTAGGTGTGTGGCACTTCGAGTCAAGAATTTCACTTGACCCTACGCTCCTTTGAGCTAGTCGTTTGACGTTTTGTACTTATGATTTGACAAAGTGCCATACCTTTTATTAAATCATAAAATACAACTTCGCACAGGATTGTCATATCGTCAGACAGAACGACTTAGATATTCCCTGTTAGCTAATTAACACACCGCCATTTCCTGCGGTTACAATTATAATAATTGTTTAATTAACACCCTATATTTTATAGGTTCACCACACTTAACACATATGGTTTCCCATATGCTCGACCGAAAATCAATCTGGCATTGAAACTCTCTCTGGATTGAGGAACAATTTGTTATTAACCATAGGCTCTTTATCCTATGCTCTGGAGGTTTCCCTCATTTTCATCTGTTGGTTACTTCCAACCCAGTTTAGACTATATTTTTCAAACTTCATTCATTTATTTAAAGTTTTTATTCCGTCTTCGTGGGAAATTATTGGCTCTAAAGTCTCATTTCCTAGTCGTTACACACTTTCTTTTATCACTAAAAGATTTGGCTCGGTATTCCCTTTATCTCACCTAGTTATAGGTTTAGGGTTTCTTAGTCAGCTTATTCGTCTATGGTCTTGTCTCATTATCGGTTTGCTCTCAATGAGAAGTCTTAGTTTGCTGATACCGAATTAACGGAATTTAACGAGTGCAACCTATCTACGCTCAAAAATCAATCCATATTTAATAGGGTTTAGGTCAGTTATACCTATTGTGTAACACACAAGGCTTCCTGCTCCAGACCCACGTCCTGAACCTATTTTAACCCCATGAGTTTTCGCATAATTTATGAAGTCCCATACAATAATGAAATAACCGTCAAAATTCATTTGATGAATAATGTTCATTTCATAATCTAGTCGGTCTTTCATTATCTTCTGTTCTTCTTTAGAAAGCTTGTCAAAATTTCTAGTTTCCCACCCCTCATCAATAAGATGTAAAAGAAATTCATTATTAGAATCATATCCACTTGGTAGGGGATATGTCGGTAACTGTGGGTCTTGAAAGGGCATATGCACTTCTTCTATCATATGGGCTAAAGCATTAGTCTGATTTAAACCTTTTATAACGTTATTTGCACCAATTTGTTTATCCATAGTTGTATGAATTTCTTCTTCACTTTGCAGATAACAGCCCTCGTAACTCTCTGACATTGTTTCAGTATCATGTGCTATCTGAACGTGTCTACCTTGATAGTATAAATCTTCCTTTGTGGCTGCGTGGCTATCTGTAGTAATTATGTATGGTGTGTTTGTTACCTCAGATAGTTTCAAAATCTTCTTATTATAATTAGCCTGATCCTCTGATTTATGAGATTGCATTTCCAAATAGAAATTAGGAAATGACGATTTGTATTCTTCGATATATTTAACACAAATATTAAAGTCACCTTCTTTAGCTAATTTTGAAGCCAAACAAGCAGAACAAATAATTAAATCTTCTGCATACGGAGCAATATCTGAAATCTGTACTCTAGGCTTAAAATAAAAATTTTCAAGATTTGACTTAGTGATAATTTTATTTAAAGCCTTTCTACCATTCTCATTTTTTGCGAGAGCGATAAGATGAAAATACTTGTTGTTTTTATCTTTTATAGCAGTATCGAAGCACTCATACAGCTCTACGCCATATATCAGCTTAATATCAGAATATTCTTTAGATAGCTGGTCGAAATATATCCATGAATATTGGTTGCCATGTTCCGTAACTGCATATGCTTTAATACCGACTTTTCGGCATTGTTCAAGCATTTCTTTTGGTGTACCATAGCCGTCCAATAACGAGTGCATTGTATGGTTGTGCAAAGAACTATACATTACCTTTCAGCCTCCTCATATTTCAAAATAACTATTTGTGGGGTAATTACCCCCTTATATTCAGAAACATTTAATTGACATAAAGCGTTAATGCACATTTTATCATCAGATCCATTCAAAAAGTCTAATACTTTATCGTCACTAGGGTTGCAGAACTTGATAATTGCGATATTGTCATCAGTAATGAATTTCCATGTATCTTCATTTTTACCCATGACAACGCCTTGATTATGCTCCAAAACTATATTATTAATGACAAATAAAGGCTCTTTAATTCCTGTGCCGTAACAATTCTCCAATGATGTAACGTCAGAAATCATTCCAATATTAAATTCGTCATAATCAAAGCAAAAATCTATTGGTAAAGGATTGTCTGAATTAATATTTTTATTTAAAACTTTAATAGCTTCAGCCACGTTCTCAGCTTTTATCTCAAAACCGAAAGCATTTGCGTGACCCTGACACCAATTAAACAAATCTGTTTTAAGCAACTCAGCCTTTAAATCTAGCACATAGCTGTTATCAAAGTTTCTAGCAGACCCTCTATATACATTATTTTCTTCGTCTTTGCGGAGTGTTAAGCAAGGTTTTTTCGCATAACTAGCCATTTTCATGGCTATTAATCCAGAAAATACACTTGGAATATTGTTGCCCTTTAAGAACAAAACTGTATTTTCGTCATTGTTTACGCTTTTCCTTAACGCAGGAAGTAACTTTTTCACTTGATTATCCTGTCTTGATTTAGCGTTTTTACAGAGTCTTACAGCTCTTTGATAGATATTTTCCTTTATAGTTTCAGTTTCGCCACGTTTTTTGTATTCAAATTCTTCGTCCTGCTCGATAAACGCTCTGAAAAGCAAGTCCTTTTCTTCTATATCACCGACTCTACACATGGCATTTATCAGAGAAGTAATGCAAAATGCAATAGTATGAGGATTGACCTTACCTTTCATGGAATAATTTTGAGCATTAATAAATTCTTCAAAGCATTTATTTGTGATGTTATAAAGACCTTTATCAATCAATCTTTTTGTTTCAAAAGAACGCAAATCCACGAGATCCGATATATTAGCTAGTGATACAAGGTCAAGGTAGTCATCGGCATAGTCGTTCCAATAATAATCATCAAGTGATTGTAAAAATTTATAGACCACTCCTGCACCACATAATTCTTTATTAGAGTATTTTGAACTAGCTTGGTTATTTACTATAACTGCATATGGGTTTGCTTTTTCGATATCGTGGTGATCGAGAACAAGTATATCAATACCTTGTTCTGTCAACTGCTTGCATTGTTCAGTATCATTGCTCCCTGCATCGGGAACAATCAACAATTTTGTGCCTTCAGGTATTTCTATCTCAGAAGAAATACCATGTTGTTTTCCAGAATGTATTAGATATGTAATATCAATTTCTTTATTTAGCCTTTTCAAATAAGAATACATCATAGCAGCACTGCACTGACCGTCAACATCACAATCAACAATAATCGCTATTTTACTATTGCTTTTAATGTGTTTATCTAACATTTGAACCGCTTCATTAATATTGTCAAGATTGTCATAAGAAATTAATACATCATCGGTTAAATGAGTGTATTCACTAACGTTAGTTATTCCTCTATTAGTAAAAATAGATATTGGAATATGGCAATAATCATTATTACCTATTATTTTATAATTCATGTTTTGTTGTTTCACTTCCCATTCTTTATAACTTGCGTATATTTGGCAATCAACTGTTTAAACTTATCGGGATTATCTGTTGGACTTTCTTTTTCTTCCAGTAAATTTTCAGTATCAACAATAGCACTGATTTGAATACAATCCAGAAATTTGTCAGCTATATCGTTTAACTCGTCTATGGTTACGTCTTTATCAAAGCAAAATATAATATGAGAACTCAACCTTGTCAGCATATTTATTTGATATTGGCTTATTTTCTTGCCACAAGTTGCCACACAATTCTTTATTCCCATATTCCAAAGTTGCATAACACCTTTTTCAGCTTCAACCACATAAACGTAGCCTGTCCGAGCTATATATTTTTCGGATAAATAAAGTCCATATAATATTCTAGCTCTGTTGCAACGCTCCAAATATATATACTTAACTCTTTGCTCTTCTTCTGTCATTTCTTCTTGCTTTAAAAATAGTCTACCCTTAACACCTACCAATGTTCCCATTTCATCTCTTACAGGAATTGTAATTCGATTGGAAACATCGTCATAACCTATTTCAAACAGCATTTGAGTATCATATGAAATATTATCTTTAAAGAAATAATCATTAACGGCAGGGAAGTAGTACGATAGAACATTTTCCTTAATTGGCTTTAAAGGTTGCATTTCTTCGTAATTAGACTCATCATCTGCCATTTCAGAAATAAATTTCGTGAACTTTAAGCTTTCAGGCAAATCGTTATATTCGTCTTTATAATAGTTAATACCGCACCAATTACAAACTTTACGAACAGCTTCGTAAAATGTACAACTGCAAAAAAATTGTACAAGGTCAAAAATATCTATTGTATCTAAGTTTGAACTACTATGTATTTCTCGTGTGTAGTCAACAGTTAAAAGACCTTCATTGAGATAAACAGTGATCGCCCCTTGATTATCGCCATCAGGATTGCCGCACTGAACATAACCTGCTTTACAGGAAATATGGTGACAACCTATTTCGTCAAGTATGACAGGAACATAATTGTTCTCTAGTATCTTTTCTTTGAGGACAGAAATATCCATTTTATCCTCACTTTCTTCTCAGTTCTCCGACTTCATACCAAGTGTTCAAATCTAGGTCAACTTCAAATACAACTTTCTTTTTGCAACCAAATCTGTTTTTGTCTACATTGCCCACATAATACCTCTTGCCAACTTTAAGTTCACATTCAACATCTTTGCCCCATTCAGCATCATGCTGAACATAGCGATATTTATGAAAATCACCAACAGATATTTCTTTAAACAGTGTCATAGTCCATATAATATGCTTTAACTGTTTTGCATTAGCAATATTATTAGAATTTAATTCGTCAGGTTTACAAAACTCTGTATCATCTGTGAGCTGAATTGAGAGATAACCAAACATATTCAACTGCTTTGCTAAATCAGTGAGTTTTGTTACTGTTGCTTTTAAAGCTGCCCAATCTCCTGTGGCTTGCGTGTCTTGCTTGCAGGTATCGTAAAAGAAGTATTTTGCACCATGAGTTAGATTAGCTTTTCTTATTTCAAACTCTAGTGTTTTGTCATCATAACCACCAGCCATATCCTTAACGAGAATAAGCTCATTAGTTTCAGCCTCAATCCATTGGGCAATTTTCATTATTTTTACATATTCCTCTGAATTTTCAGCGACCCTTTGAATATACTCTTGCAAGGTTTCTGTTGATTCTCCCCAATCGTCTGTTTTCTGATATATGTATTCACCTGATTTATCCTTGTACAAACCAAGTGTTAATTCCTTTTCAGGTTTCTTTAATTTGATGCCGTGCAACTTTTGAAACTCAACATTATTTATACACGTTGTAATCAGACACTTTCTAAGATCGTCAACACCCATCTCGTTAAGCATAACAAAGACTCTTTCATGTTTTACAAGCGTTAAATATGCAATGATTTTTGTCATAAATCGTGATTTTCCTGCGTTAGAAAGCATACCAATAGCCATTGTCGAGCCTAGTTTGCAACCTCTAAATATATCATTTAGAATAGGAAAGGGAAGTGACACGCCCAAATCGGGCTTTTCCATACACGCAATAAGCGATTGTTTAATGTGGCTATTCAGAATTTCGGCTTCTTGGTTTGTCAAGATCACCGTATGTATTCTATCTGCTTTACCTCTAATTAATCTGTAGATGTCAGAAGCCGTAAACTGTTCAAATTTCTTATGCTCTACAATTTTTGTAATATCAAAACCATTTCTTTGATACTCTCTCAACAAAGAATACTTTTTAATGATTTCTTGATACTTACCAATGTCATCAGTTATAGCAATTTTCATCCAACTGTCAAGAGTTTTCCAACCACCATACTTTTTATACAAAGAAAGTCTTTCAGGCTCTTCTGAAAAATAGGTTAAAATAGTAGTTTTATTGAATGTTTGTGTTCTCGTTTTATAGATTATTTCGGCTGAGTCATAAAAAAATCGTGTAACTTCATCTGAAAAATCGTATTTACTACGGATATATTGTCCGTAATTTACCAGCAAATCAGGCTGTTTGTAAATACAACCCACAAATAGAACTTCGGTAGGAACGTTTGTTATAATATCCATGTTTGTCACCTACCTAAATTTCATCAATGATGCTATCAATATCAAGGCTGTCATTATTTTTATCACGTTCTTTGGAAGATTTTGATGTTGCCATTTTTTCATAATCTATATTAACTTGTTCTTCACTTTCACCTGTTTTAGCCAATGCCTGTTCTTCTTTCCATTTCAAATAACCATCATATTTAGACAATATAATAGCAAGGTCATATGTAATTAACGCTGCACCTTCAATTTTTTTACCTTTACGAGTATTAAACTCATGTATCTTGCGGAGAAATGACATTTTCTTTCGCCACATATTCCATAGGTCTTCAACAGGAACAGGTTTATTCAAATTCTTGTAAGTGCCTTTATATACCTTGTCAAGATTTATAAAAAAATATTTTGGCAAGAATGAAATATCATATTGTTTATATAGCCAATCTGTAAATTGTATTCTTGTTTTTTTGTCCTGTTTGTCTTTCTCTATCTGTTCTTTTGTTTTTCTTTTTGCCAAGTATTTCACCGCCTTAATCAAAATAACTAAATAAAGACAAGTGAGGGGATAACCCTCACTGCTTTATTTATTAAAAAGTTAAATCTTTGAAATGACTTCAAGAACCCTTTCAAGAGTCTTAATATCGGTAATCTTCTTCATTTCTGTTGGTTTAATAGGCAAACTTTCGGCAGAAAGAGCTTCCTTTGCCTTTGTCTTACCGACAGGATTAAGACCCTTCATAACAGCCGAAATCTTATCCAAAAGTTCTGTTGTCTGATTTTCGGCAGAGTTTTCATCAATGCTATCCACTGGCTCTCCAACCTTACCCATAACTTCCTTTGTATAAATATCCTGTTCAATATCGACAGCTTTTGTGAGGTCATTCTTAACAGAAAACTCTTTCTTGTCCTTTGTTCTGTCAATAATCACCTGCCAATCAACAAGAGATAGGTCTTCAACTGTTTCCTTATCGTGTACACCAGTCCTGTCCTTGCTGATATAAGCACAGAAATTGTTATCCTCATTAATGTACATTCTTACAACAGTTTTAACATTATAGTTCATCTGCTTAAAGCCGTCAGGAATTTTTCTGCCTGTTGCAACACTTGTAATCTTGCCGTCATCACCCTTTACTGAAACCTTTTCGTCTGTTTCTCTTGCGGTCACAATAAAGTGTGCGCCGCAGGACATGAGATCGAGTATCAAATCCTGTCCCTTAAAATTAACTGTCTGATAATCTTTAAGTTCAAGTCCTGCACCTTCGATAGTTACAGTTTTTTCAATGCCTGTTAGTTCCTTTTTCTTTGCCTTGACAGTGTTTCTCTTCTTGGAGAACTCCACAAGTGCCCATTGTGTTCACTACAGTTCGCAAAACTGTAGCAGTTCTCTTATGAACTTCTTGTATTTTCATACAAGTGCAGACTATATGTTCCTCTTTCAAATTAAAAGAGTGATATTTTTCTTCCACCATTAGCTTGTGGTTTTACTCTCACCAACCAAGTGAGATAGTCGTTGAAGGTTTTCCATATTACATATGCAACTTAGGAAATTCCCTGCGAAACATCAACTTTGCTGTATAAACAGCTACTCATTAGGATTTAACCATAGAGCATACTTAATCTTTTTTTCTACTTTCGTAACCATTCTATTCTATTGTTTCCAATTATATAGTGTGGTAGATTAAGCCTTTAAGATTTCCTCGCATTTAACATCTTTTAATTTTAATTCATTGAGTAATGTATTCTGTATGTAATCATCAGAGTCCAAATAATTAAATCTCAGTAGTACAATTCCTTTGTTTAAACAATACTGATTTTTAATTTTATCCTTTTCTAATGTTTGATTAAATCGTTCAATACAATTTAAATCATTTTTACCCGCAAATGTAACTGGCTTAAAATGTTGAATCCCGTCATACTCAATACATAAATTATATTTTTTGAGGTAAAAATCAAACGGCAATCGATATTTATATTTACACTCATCAAATTTATATTCTCTCTCGAAACTTACATTATGTTCTATTAAAAAGTTGGCGATTTTTGTTTCGCCTGATGATTTGTTGCAGTGTGGGCAACGATGACCTGCATTTACAAAATCATTTATTTTGGTTGTCCATTCACACTTGCATTTTTTACAATATAAATGCAAGTTAGTAAAAGCATATTTCTTATTATAGTCATCATCAATTTTTATTAAACAATAATCTAAGTTTTCCGAATCGATTATTTGTAGTATTTGGCTTGCTCTTTCTTCTACAGAATATCGCCTATGACAAGGAGTACACGAAGGGCATTTGCACCTTTTATGAAGGAATTGTGCAATAGTTGTTGTCCAGTCTTTATTGCAGCTATTACAATGAATAGTGATTTTAGAATTTTGATTTTTATATTGCGATTGGTCAATAGTGAAAACATATGGAAGATTTTCTTCTTTTATTCTTTTCTCACATTGCTGAGTGCGTTCCTGCCAACTCCATCTTTTATTTTTACTGCATTCACAACATCCCGAATGTCTTGTTAAAAAGTTGTTTATTGTTGTTTTAAACAGATTATTATGAACTCTACATCGAAAATTAATCTTTGTTTTATTGCCAATATATTGCATCCATCCCAAGATATTCAAAAGGAATAGTTTCTTCTTCAATTATTTTAAATATTCTTTTTTCATATTTTTCTTGAGACATTGATCTTTCTGACTTTTTCATTAATTCACCTCCTCCTTTAACTTTATATATAATTAATTACTCAATGATTAAAATTGCGGTTACTAACACATCACTGTATTAGCACAGTTTTCTGCACATATTAAAGAATAATATGCACAGTTTTCTGCTTAGTTGTCAGGTTAAGAATAGTTGTACCATCAACTACAATAGCATCAGCTCTGAATGGCTCGCCATCTCCGTCAAGTACAATTTCATCTGTTTCGTTACCCTCGTCATCGAGAACGTGAAAATCTTCCTTGTTCTTAACCTTATTTATGTATTCTCTTGTTTCACCAAGGGATTGGGTGTACACAATATAAATATTCTCAGTGTTAATGCCGTCAGCTTCAAGTCTACCGATAAAATCATCAATAGAACCGTCCTCATTATCTATATAAACAACTCTAAATGGCTTGCCGTCAGGTCTTTTAAAGTAAGCAAGCTGCAAGGCAAGTGTTGACTTGCCTGTACCTTCTTCTCCAAAAAGTAGCATCTGAAGCTTGCTCTGTGTCTGTGTTGCTTTTCTTGCTCTAGCCATATTTTTTTATCTCCTTTTATATTATCGTTTCGTTGTTAATAATGGTGAGTAGTAAATTGTTACCACTCATCGTCCTCGTCTGTCAGATCGTTATCTGAAACAGAACCCCAGTCATTATCATCAGAGCCAAAGTCCTTATTTGCGTTTTCGGTAGCCTTTGTCTTTGCGATAGCCTTATCAATAATTTCCTCTGAATAAAGTTCTGTATCTACGCTATCCTTATCAGCTCCAGTAATGAGAAGTATTCTCTTTGTTGGATTGTTCACTCTATCCATAGGGTTGCTTTCGCCCCAACCGTCATCATCATCTTCCTCAATTTCTTCAATATCATGTTCTATCATGATATCGCCAAAGACTTTAAGAGCTGTATATGGCTTGAGCTTTCTTAGAGTGCTTGCAAACTTTGATTTACTCTTATCAATAATGAACTCTGCATCTTCTATAGAATTGTAAGTTACAATCTTTGCAGATACAGTGAAGTTACCCTCGTCATTCTTTTCAATGCCCATGAATACAACGACCTGTTCAAAATTGCCAATAACATTAAAGTCCTCTGCATCAAAATCTACGTCCTTGCAAAGTGAAATCTGTGACGGAACAAATCTGGTCTGGTGTCTATCCTGATAGGTGGAAAACTCATTCTTTCCTCTGACAAACACGGACATACCGTCCTTTGCATTATCTGCTATGTACTTACAAGCATCATATTCAACAAGTATCTTCTTGTCGTTTACTTCCTTGCCTGTTGAGTCAGTCACCTTTGTCAAGCCAAGATTAATTCCAATAGGTCTAAAATCCTTTTTGTTAAAAGTAAACCTATCTGCCCACTTCACCTTTTCTGTTGTTGTCTTTCTATCCTTACCCTTGCCCTCGGTCTTAGAAAAATATACTACGTCTCTTTCCATACCATTAAGGTTTATGTATACAGACTTATTCTTATCAATTTCAACTCCTACATTAACCATTCTCATTGGCTTGCCTGTAGAGGTTGTCAGCTCTGTATAGAACTTGTCCTTATCACAGCCTGTCAGCTTACCTCTGATCTGAAAACTGCCCTTTGTTTCCTGAAGTCCAAGACCCTTATTATTTTTCTTTTCAGCCATTTTATTTCTCCTTTTATGTATTTATCAAATTTTGTTGTCAAATAAAATTATCATTTTGCGAACTCAAAATCACACCATCTTATCATGCCTTCTTTCTAAAGCACATTAAATTTAGTTTATCTAACGTTAATGATTTCTATTGATACTAACATTTCCCTCATATCCTCTTCATCACAACAATCAAAGAAAAGGTCATTGCCATTATCATCGTGCAATCTACAAGAAAAGCTCTCGTTATCTTCGTCAACCTCAAATTCGCAGTTGCTTGAAACGATATCAACATTACACATTGTAGCAAAAATATCTGGGTCAAGAAGATCAGCTCCTCGACAAGTGCCACCAACCTCAGTAGTAAACCAACCCTTATACTTACCGTGTTGTAATGTATATTTAATCTCGTGCCAATTTCTGCCGTCCTTTGGGTTATATGTTTCCATTACTTGCCCTCCTTCATATTTTCAAGTTCTTCATGCAACGCAGTGCCGAAATTATTCAGTGACTCTGCTACCCATGTATCAGCAATGTCATATCTACTAATTAAATTGTATATTGCTTTATTTATATCAGAGTGCGAGAACTGCTTATCACATCTATACTCAGATTTTTCTTTAGGGTTTATTTTAGTATTAAAAAAACGTATCTCTTTATTATCACAACTAGCGTTAGGAAAATATATTCTAGCCAAGGCAAGCAAAGCACCAATATATGCACTATATGTATCATCAGAACAACATTTTGAAGTGCCAACTCTTACTACCTTGCCGTATTCTTTCATTTTCGCAACCGTTGTCTTATCGTGGAAAGTAATCTGAATTTCACGGTCAATATCGGACGATATTTTCTTTAAACAGTTAGCAAAACTGCTATAAATATAAAACATACTATCGCCACCATTTGGCTTAACTGTTTGATACCTAACCATTTTATTATTGTATATATACTCTATTGCTTTAATCCTTATTATGTTTCCAGTTTCGGTCATTCTATTGCCGAAACTATCTAAACCAACTCGATAAAGTTCTCCAATCTTAAATTTTCTTTTGTTCATGCTTATCAAACTCCTTTATTTATATCAATACCTGTAATTTCTTTAAATATTTCCGCATCAAAATTTGGAAGTGATTTGATGATATTCTTTTCAGGGTCTGACAAGCTATCCCACCAAAGTTGATTACATTCAGATTTATCACATTTTTTCAAATAGCCACCTGTTATCTCATATTCAGGATGCTGTTCTTTTTCTTCATCAGTCATCTCATAAGAATAAATCCATTTAAGAACATTGTACATGATGTTATCTAGTAGTCTTTTTGCTTCTGAATAACGCCAATCTTCAATACTCCAATCAGAAGGCTTATTGAACATTAAAATTTTTGATTCTTTGGTATTAAAGCAACCATTTGAAAAGTTAGTTTTGTTAAAATCTCCACTGTTACAATCACCAGTGTTACAGTTACCACAGTTGTAGTAGCCGCTGTTCCAATTACCACTATTCCAATGACCGCTGTTATAACTACCACCGTTGCAGCTACCACTGTTGTAATCACCAGTATTGTAATCACCAGTATTATGATTGCCACTGTTGTACCAGCCTTCATTATAATTACCAGTATTATAAATACCAGTATTATTAATACCGCTGTTATAATTACCACTATTATTCTTACCAGTATTACGAGTGCCACTATTCCAATGACCACTATTATAGTTGCCACTATTATAGTTGCCACTATTCCAATGACCACTATTATAGTTGCCACTATTATAGTTGCCACTATTATAGTTGCCAGTGTTACCAAATCCCGTGTTGGCTTTTCCTACATTAATCATTTTCAAAACTTCTTCCCATGAAATTTCACGGACAATTTTGATTTTGTTAGTGCAGTGTTTCTTACCAGTTGCTTCTGTGTCAATTTCGCCAAGGGCTTCGATTTCGGCAATTTTGTTAAGCGGGTCAAAACAATAATAACTAAAGCAATCTTTTAGTTCTGTGCAAAAATGAAAGCCTTTTTCACAACAGGAGGGTATTACATCTTCTTCAAATGTTTTGCCGACTGAATATTGAAAGCCCCTACACGTCCAATCGTGGTTAAAAACTTTATAACCTTTCATTGTTTTACAGCTCCTTTATTTTTTCTATGATAAAATGTGTATTTTAACGCTCTTTTCAGAGCGGAATAAAAATTAAAATCTATGTCAACAGCATGGCTGCTAATTACAATATCTATAATCAAACATCAAAAATACTATCATAATTATTCATCCTCATCTTCGTTACTGCTATTATAAATAATATCTTTACATACAACATGGTCACAATTATCTTTCCAAGTACAATTTTTACAAAGGCTACGTCTATAATCAACGATGCCTGCAAGAGATAGTAGAAGAGATTCACTGTGCTCTTCTAGTTCTTCTTGTGTGGGATTTTCAATTATTCCTATCCCATTTAATTTTGCTATTTCCTCTATTTGTTCCATTGTTAGCATTTTAAAACTACCCCCTATTTTACAAATTTAAAATATTTTACGAAATCTTCCCAAACAATGTTTATTGTACCGCCTAATATATTAGTTTCATATTTAGGTTTCCAAGCAATGGGGCGTAAAGCAACATAAATAATAGTTATATATTCATTAATGGGTATAATCTTTGTATATGAAAAGAGTATGTCAATAGTAAATTCAGTATTTGTTGGTATTATTTCTATAAAAGCACCCTCAAAAATAGAGTCATTAAAAATATAATCTTTAATACATCTATATTTTCTTCCTTTTATATATTTATTAACAACATTAAGATAGTCATTCTTTTCGCCATATCTCTTCAATTCTCTATTTGTTGCCCATCTTCTTGTATTATCAGAAAGGTCTACAAGATAATTGTCATTTATATAATAAACAACTTTACCTATCATAGGCTTGGTAAAAGAACTTACATATATTACTTTATCTCCTATATCATATCCACTAAATCTATCATATCCACTAAATCTCATTTTTACCCTCCAAAATAAAGCCACCACTCTTTTGAGTGGCTTATTTTTTTGTTTATTCATCGCCATAGACCCATTTTTACAATTCATCGGCTGATTTATTACACGTTGGTTTGAGTTTGAAGAATTTCCAATGTGAACCATAGTCCACCATAAGTTCCATATCTTCAAACCAATAACGCCTATAGCGTTCTACATTACACAATGCGTCGTCTATGATGTAATCATTAATAGCCTGATTACATTCTTATGGAGTTTTGTAACTCCCTATAATCTTTTTGCTTATACTTTTCTCACCGTATTTCATCAAGTAAAGTTTAATCATTTTATCACCACCTTTGTTTTACGTTATTTTATATTTGTAACCTAAAATACGTTACAAAATATTTTGGTTGGACTAGCTGGATTCGAACCAGCGGAATGAGAGAGTCAAAGTCTCTTGCCTTACCACTTAGCTATAGTCCAATATTAGCACTGCTTTCACAGTGCTTTTTATTCACCTGCCTTTACAAATCAGTTTGCAATTTGTAATCAACTAATCGATGAACCGTTATCGTTGTCGGCAACCGTAACCGACTTGGTGCAACTTAGGAGATTCGAACCCCTGACCCTTTGATTAAAAGTCAAATGCTCTACCAACTGAGCTAAAGTTGCAAATGCAGGTATCACACTACATTCCCTTATGGTGAGATAAGCTCTGTACCTGCTATGCCAATTTACTTTGTACAGTATTGGCAACCTGTACTGGTGTCACTGACGAGACTCGAACTCGCATGGATTTTTCCGAGGAATTTTAAGTTCCTTATGTATACCTATTCCACCACAGTGACAAGTGTACTTGTTTCAAGTGTACTCGTTTAATGGCGAGTACATATAGATATATACTCGTTTAATAGTGTAACTATATTATAATTCACTAATTAATAGTTGTCAATAGCAATATTGTATAGTTTACAAAATATTAATATTTTTAGTAACAAAAATAAAAGTATTGTATTATCGGAAGAGATGATACAATACTTTTATTTTTTATAGTTTGCAATTACTCAATATTACTTATCTAACATTTGCTCTTTATAAATTAGATACTCGGTAAACAATCCCCTACGATTTGTTCCGTACCCGAAAAAGCCCAAAATTATATTAAAGTTGTATTTTGTAACATCTTTTTTCATTGCAATTGCACGTTTGGTAACACGATAAAATAGCCCTGAAATTTCAATATCACTTACTCTTTTTATTATTGGGGCAAGAGTGCGGCGAACGTTTGCGACAAGAGCATTATTATTGCCTATGTCATCATTTAGCAGTCTAAATAGGGAGTCATAGTCATTATAACATCCAATTTCTTTTCCATGAGCATCATAAGAATTATCGTACATTTTTATGCAAATTACACTTCCATTGTAAAAAAATTCTTTGTCAACAAATTTTCTAGAGCTAATATTTCTGCATAGCTCATCGTGCAGTATTTCCGAAATATCGTCGTAATAGGGCAATTTTAAATCAATGGTTCTAACGTTACTATTATCATCGCCAATATACAAAACCTTATTATCGATATCATAGTCGCCCTTTCTAAGTGATTTAATCTCTTTGTTAGACAGACCTATCCAAATCAAATAAGCGTATAACCTTGCGTAAACAAGATAGAAAATAACGTTACGACTAATAGTACTTGGATCTTCGTATAACTTATTTAGTTTTTCGTTAAGAGTTTCTATTGTCATATAATTTCGAGGGATATCTTTGTAGTTAATCTCAAAATTACAATCTATTCCCTCTTCAATTACCCATTGCTTTAAGTAACCACATTGACTATCATATGATCGTTTTGATACACCTGATAAATATTGATAAATATTATCCTGTAACGACAAATCTTCATTATATTTATTTAATAATCCCAAAAGAACTTGAGATTTTCTTTTGACAACTTCAATGGAAGCTTTCTGTGCGAACAAATGATGTTCTACACTTGTTCTAAGTTGGTCTATAGTGTAAAAACTGTTTAATGACATAAAAATCGTCCTTTCCTGATATAATGCTTACATATAATTGTACTAAAAATTGCCTATAATTATATGTATTATACCACAAAGGACGATTAAATGTCAAGTGTTCACCAATTAATGATGCAGGGCAAGCGAAATATAAATCGCTTGTTCAATCTGCTTCATAACATTAGGTGTCAAATGCCCAAGTGTTTTAATAACACTAGATTTATTAATAGTCAATAGCTGTTCACACAAAACGGTGCTAGTTTTCAGTAAACCGCTTTCAACACCGATTTTAACATGGGTTGGCACATATTTTTTTGTAGCACTTGTAATCGGTACAACTATTATGCAAGGGGAGTGTGCGTTGCCCATGTTATTCTGTACAACAATAGCTGGTCTCCTACCTGTCTGAACTGACTCGCCTACATTTGGCAGATCAACCAAAATTATATCTCCTCTAGTAACTATATTTTTATTAACTCTTCTTTCTCTTGTTTCTGTGGTTATTACTGGTGTTATGGTGTTAATCATATGACATTCAACTCCTCTCTATTAAACGTTTTGTTGTCTCTATTTGTCTTTTTTGTCGTATTTTCTATATTATAATCTGTACTCGAATAATAGTCAATGTTTATTTGATTACGGATATGTTAATTATCTATGAAACGGGACGTTTTCAAAACTGAAATTACCGATATTAAAATTTAGATTTCCGACTTCTGACTTGCTCAAAATTCTTTTTACTTCAGAACTTATTTTGAATACCTGTGCCTTGTTATTTTTACTCTCGTAATTATCATATCCTATAACTTCTATTGGTACTTTACTGATAAGATGGCTATTTTGCAGACTCCATAAACCTGCAAATGCAAGCCCGTGTACATAATCGTACATGACATATGGTGTACATGAATAATCATATTCATCGTTCTCCGTGTCGCCAAACTGTAAATCTATATATAAATCTTTTAGACCGTCAAGCTGTTCCTCTGAAAGATTACCAAGTGTATAACAATCAATTGGCAGTATTGCTTCATGCTCATTTGTTTTAACTCTGGCAAAATCAATGTAATCAACTTTAAGAAAATTCATTAAATTATAACAATCCAAAGATTGAGGAGCAGGCGGCAAGGGAAGTGAGGGTACAACGTGTGTTCCATCATTTTCTCCAACTATGGTTAGTACAATATCTTTACAATTTATCATAACGGTACTGTTGTTATCTTCAACCGTCATTTCGGACAATTCAGTGAGATAGTCTACATCATCACCTAAGCCCAATGACATTATGTAATCGGCTAATAACAAATCATGTACCCTATCTAGTTCTAAGACAAGCCACTCAGGATCATCAAAATACGGCACTAATTTGTCACTTATGCTTTTTAGTGACTTGTATACAACAGGCTCATGCGACAATTTCAGAGCCGTTCCATAAATGTGGTCTGTATTTATGTTGTTAGTGATGATAAATTTGTTCCATAAATTCTCACGAGCAAATGTCATAAGCTCTTGTAATGTCATTTTTTTCATTTTATACACTCCTTTTATTCAATCTCAAAACGAACATCTGTTCTATAATGTTTATACTATACTACAAAACAAATGCTTTGTCAAGGGATATTTGTCCTTTATTTTGTACAGCAATAATTGCCATACTAATTACCACTATCACAATTCTATCACCATTCAATGTCTAAATCAATGATAAATTATTCCCAAAAATAAATACACGATTTAACAGCGACAATAGTTTCTTCGGAAGTTCCATACAATTCCAATATAAACTTCTTTTCGGGTTGATGGGAATGAAAAAGACTCTCCATTCTCATTTACCCATATCTCATGCGACCCCTTACCTCTGCGTGAGTATGAAAACCCACGCTCGGCAAGCAGCCTTTTAAATTTGTTTATGTTCATTTTGTTTATTGTTCCTTTCTTTTTTATTTTTTTGCAAGATTTGAAAACAAAACTTGCATTTTATTTACTTTAGCCTGTTACATCACACTTTCTCAACATTCTAATAATTCCACTCTGACCCTTTGGCGTTACCATAGGTGTTAGTCCTATTCTGACTTCGCCATTCTGTATGTATGAGCTTTCTTTAAGCTGAAACCATGGCTGAGTGTCTATATACCTCTGATAAGGCATATTCTTATGACCGTCCCTACAGCCTAGCACTTTCTTTTCTCTCAAAAAATTAAATAGCCTTGTTCTACCTATCTTTATTCCGTTCTTAGTTGCCAGCTTTGCCATATCATTCATTGAAATACAATCCTCAGAGGTCTGTATATGATTTGCAAAGTCCACAAGAGGTTTGTCCTGCTCTATCTTATTATTAAGCTGTCTGATCGTTGACAGATTGAGCCTGAACAGTTCTCTCGTCTGAGCATCGGCATTTGGCAGATAGGTATTAATGAACATCTCGTCATTAGCTACATAACCACCTGTCTTGCGTATAGTCGGAAGAACCTCTGATGTAACCCATTTTCTAAATGGCTTAACCTTTTCTGTTTTCATTTCCAACATTAAATCATAAAGTTGAGATTCATTTATGTATTTGTGTCCGTTGCGGACACAAGGGTGTATCTCTGCACTTTTCAAATTTTGGTCTATTCTATCTTTTCTAGGGTAAAGTTCGCCCACAGCATTTTTCTTAACTTGTCCTAATGCCATGCCAACAGAATAAATTTCAAACAAAACTGTTTGATCTTCAACAATTATTCCTACATTCATGTTTTGAAATTTCATTAAATTTTGCATAAAAAATACCTCCACAAATTATTGATAAGCATAACTTGACAAAGGTATCTATTTATAGTATAATTTAAACAGATGCCTTTATCTTAATAGATGTAATGATTCTTGACAGATACATTTATCTTTTATGAGTATGGGTAGACTAAATGTATGGGAACGTTTCAACTTGCTAGGGAGGAGCGTTCCTTTTCATTTATTCACCTTTTAATTTATTGTAAACCTCTTTTATACCTGCACGAATTATATCTGATTTAGATTTTCCAGTATGCTCGACACAATATTCAAGCATTTTTACATCTTCATCAGACATTCGTATTCTCGTGTTGTTATTCTTAGGATTATCAGTAGGTCTACCCATTTTTGGTTTCACTAGAAATATCACCTCACTTTTGTGTTACCATTAATATAATAACATATGGTTACACAAAAGTCAACCATATAATCACAAAAATATTGCACAAAAAAACAACTTATAATAAACGTATTTGTCAAATGTTACAGATTAAATACAACGTATAGTAGGAAGAACTTCTGAAGTGACCCAACGTTTAAATGTTTTAGCCTTTGGTAGCTTACTTCCGAGAATAAGAGAATACAAGCCAGACTCATTAATAACTATAGCTTCACGATTTTGACCTGACAGAACAAAACGTTCCGTCAGCTTATCGTCACCGTCAACGTGGTCTCGAATAGCTTTAGGCGTATTGCTATATCCCAAAATCTCAGCCACATCTTTTCCGACAAACCAAGGCTCTCCGTCCTTAACTATTGTCCTCACTGTTCCAAATTCCTTGTTTGTGAATGTTTTGATTCCGTCCATTTTCTTTGTCCTTTCTGTTCTTAATTTACATTGTTGTTTGAAATTTCCTGCTTGCAAGCATAAAAAATACTCCCACCTCTTTAAAGATAATACTTGACAAAGGCAGAAGTATGTGATAGAATATAGTTATACAATCACCATTTGTCAATTCGCTTTTGTGTGGTTGTTCCTAGATATAGTATATTGTCCCTCCTGCAAGATGTGGCAATATACTATATTTTTTATTCTTGATGTTCATGTTCGGCTACATACTTTTTTAAAAAATCCTCAACCAATTTTTGGATTGTAGTATCATTCTTTATGGTGATGATTTTTAATTTTTTATGAAGCTCGTCATCAATACGAATTGGAACTTGTTTAATAACAAAACACCTTCTTTCTACTATCTTGATTTCATTATATCAAAGTGTCAAGGTGAAGTCAACACTTAAAAATAAAAATCTTTCACAAAATTCTAGCGTATTTTTTGTTGAAATACACAATTTTAGTTTCTGAGATATTACACTTAAACCCTAAATCTTGATTTTCAGCCTAAAATATGCTAAAATTTTTTTATTAAAAGTAATTCTAATTAATCTTAGAAATTGGAGGAAATAAAAAATGAGCAAAATAAAATTAATTCTTATTTCACTCATGACAATATTAGCATTGTCCTCATGTAATAGTAAAACAACAAGTTCCATATCTGACAGTAATTTCACTACCACTACAACAAGTACAACAACCACCACTCCCACAACAACTTCTCATACTTTGACAACAACTAAACCATCAACTACCACAACCACTTCCAAATCATCAACTACTACCACAACGACTACAACCACAACGACAACTACAACTACAACTACCACGCATGATTATAGTTCTGAAATAAGTGCTTTAGAGCAAGAAAATAATCGCCTACAGAGTGAAATCTCCACCTATCAGAACGAAATAAACAATGAGCAATCTGATATTTCCATCTATGAAATCTACAAATCGGATGCCGAAGATGATGTTGAAGAGGCTAAAATACAGCTTGAAAACGCCAATAAGAAAATGGTTAAAGTTTATGGTGATGGCGGTTGGACTACAGAAGTTGACTCCGAAGCAGTTTCAAAGGCTCAATCTCACTTAGACGATTGCCAAAGAGTTGTTGACGTATACAATGAACTTATATCAGAAAGTCAAAGTAATATTGATTATTATAACACTTGTATATCCAATAATCAAAGTTCCATTGAAAGCAATAATAGTCTTATAAACGATTATCGTAGCAGATAAACATAAAACAGGAGGTAATACCATGAAGAAAATTTGTTCCATTCTTGTGATTGCAATAGGAATAACACTATTTGTGATAGGTTATGCAACAAAAATTCCAAGCAAAAATTTAACCACATTTTCAATTTTGGAAGGTGACAAGTATAGTGCCATTGACGAATATGTCGGCGGTGACGCTTACAACTATATCATAGGAGCTTCACTTGTCAGCGGTAAAATAGCCGCTGCGAAAATTGAGAGAGTAATTTTCATATCCACTGGCTCATTAATTTTCTCCATTGGCATAATTGGTTTTGCATTTTCATTTAAAACCAAAGAAAAGAAACCTAAAGAAAAAAAAGATGTTGGCGAGCAGGGTGACTTGTCACAAACTAACGAATGAATTTTACAAAGTTCCACAAAATAGTATTGACAAAATGAGTATAGTATGCTATACTATAAATGATGAAAGATTACTTCAACATTTAGTCTAACAGTGAGGACTCATGTCCTTTACTTATATTAATTCTCGGTGTTTCACTACCGCAAATGTGAGCTTTAATTCTCGGTGTTTCACTACCGCAAATGTGAGCTTTAATTCTCGGTGTTTCACTACCGCAAATGTGAGCTTTAATTCTGCGAGAGGTAGGACTTCAGTTTTACCTC